AGGTCATTGCCGGATTTCTTGGCGCGGATCGTTTCAGCGAAGTTCTCGCCTTCGATTTCGGTGTCGAGAACGATCGGACCACCGTGGATGATTGCGAGCTGGATGATCTCGTCGTCGAACAGGCCTTGCCATTGTTCTTGCAGACGACCTTCGTACGAGAAGTACAGGACCGGATCGCCGGGACGAATTGGCGAGAACACGATGGAGCGCAGGCCGTCGTGCTTGATTTCGATGCGAGCTGGGAGGCCGACGTTTGCTTCAAAGTCGAACGGCGTGACGATGGTCTTGCCGGTCTTCTTGTCCTTCTTCTTTTTGTCTTCGACCTTCTGGCCTTTCATTGCCTTGAAGACGGGCACCAGGCCAGGGAAGACCTTGTTCACGGTCGATTCGCTGAAGCCGGCCTTGGCATCTTTGTCGATGACGCGAGCCAGGTACTTCGCCGTCTCTTCAGTGTATTGGCTGAGGACGTGGGTCACCGTGTTCTTGGCGGCATTGCCGGTCAGGTTGCGGGTGTGAAGGTCGTCGAGCAGTTTGAAGAACACTTCCGAGTCAGCATCGGACTTGGCGAAGCTTGCTGGCGGATCGTATTTCTTGACACCGAACACACGCCAGTTGCTGAACATCTCGAGCATCAGGCGCTTGCCGTCGTTGTCGAGTTGGGCGATGGCTTCTTGTTTCACAGCATCGCTGCCGGTACCGCCTGCATTTTCGGCGGTCTTCATCGCTTGAACGAATGATTGGAACATGTATTATCCTTTTAGTGAATGACAGGAGAATTCTAACTCGGTTTCGGAGAATGTCCTACGAGAAATTACAACTTGAGGAAGAACTTCTTCGCTTCGGTGTGGTTGCGGAACGCGCCACCGGTTTTAGGATTCTTCAACTCAACCCATTTGTTATCAACCAAGCCTTGGCTTTGGTAGCCAGGTTTCGAAGCCATGGTTCCGAGGAGTTTGCCTTCGGCATCATAATACTTGTGAATGAACCAGCCTTTGTTACCTTTCGACAGTTTCATCGTGATGCCTTTCACGGCACGCTTCGGTGGAACTGGAGGAGCTTTAGCTTTCTGGGGTTCTGCGATGACGACACACTGAATGTTGAAGTCGCGGTAGTTCACGAATTGTTCACGGAAGGCGCGGTACAGCTGGCGGAAGAATTCACCATGGCCAGTTTCGACTTCGGCAGTTACACGGAGGGCCGAGCGGATGTTCGGGTGAACATTATCTTTAAAGTACCACTGAACTGCGTGTGCAAGTTCGTGTGCTACGATTGCGGAGATGCATTTGGCCCAGTTTCCAGTGAGGCTGCCGATGGTTGGGCTGTTGGCGAAGGAGGCGTACTCTTCGAAGAAATGATTCTGGGTATTCTTCTCGAGTGGCTCGATGTACTTGTGGAGGGCGAGGCTGATGTATGGCTGGAACTTACGAATGCCACCCCAGGAGCCACGACGCTTTGGGGACATGTCGATGCGAACATTTGGCTCGAATACCAGGCGGGTCTTGTCGGAGAACCAACGGATCATGGAACGAGCTTCGGCGTAAGCGAATCGTTCGATGATTTGGGTAGCGGTACCGGTTTGAACAGTCTGATTCATGGTCATCGTACATTTCTCAAAGTGCGTTTCAATAGAGTCATTATACTCCGCACTTTAAGAAATGTACAACGAATTGTGCAGCGGATTACGTCCCGTACAGTTTTCGGGTCTTGCCTTCGAGGCAGGTGAGGATCGGAACTGCGGACATCACCACGTCTTCGCGAGCCAGGAGTTCCTTGGCACGTTCCAGGGTTTCCATCAGTTCCGGCGTTTCTTCCTGCAGCCGGATTTCGCGACCATCTTCGAGGGTGCGGACGATCATCGCCAGCGAAACTTCCTTGCAGTTGCCTTCATGTTCGACGTGGACCGAGGTGCGGTCATGACCGACACGGCGTTCCAGTTCGGCACAGGAGTCGGTGAAGACGACGGGACCGAGCGTGATGTGGCGGAGCTTCTCGCCATCTTTCAAATCACGCTTCAGGGCGCGTTCGATGTCTTCGACCAGGGTTTTCAGTGCAGTACTCATTGGCTTTCTTCCTTCTTTTTGAAGAGGTCCTTCGACTTGTAAATGAGGAACGTCATTGCAAAGCAACCGACCATTCCCAGGAAATTCTTGTTCAGGCTTGCACCGTGTGCGGCGATCATGAAGTAGATCACGCCAATGGCACAGAGGATACGCCACACAATGTTCTTCATCAGTACACCCTTCCAGCGTTGCGGAGGTTATCGTAAATGTCGGAAGCTGCGATACGTTCCGCACCGACTTCGCATTCGACGAAGTAAGCATGGGCTGCCTTCTCGGCTGCACGCATCAGCTCGTCACGTTCCTTTTTCAGACGAGCCAGCTTTTGTTCTTGAGTTTCGTCCATGTTGTTCTCCAATTAACGCATGCAGTAAATAGCAATCCAGGCGATGACAGCCACCGCGACGGTGGACCAGTTGAAGCGGTGAATCACACCGTGGTACATCATCATGTAGAGCAGCTCGCGTCCACCTTTCTCGGTGTGGCGGTAGTAGTAATGGTAGCCAGCATTACCAAGGGCAGCGACGGTAGCGCCACCTGCTACGATCCACAGGATGATTTTAATGAAGAGTGCGGTATCAAACATGTGGACTCCGATTAGTAAGTGCAAGGATAAACCGAGTTGGCGTAGGTCATGAACTCGATCGAGAAATCTTCCGCCGAGTTGTCTTTCAGCAGACCGAGACGCTTGGCGTAGCAGTAAGGACCTTCGCGGTCGAACTTGGTCATCGCTTGCGACAGATAGTGGTAGCAGATTTCGGTCTCATCGTCCCACATCTCGTCCAGCAGAGCGATCTTCACGCTGCGTGGCATATCTTGCGGGAGGAGGTGATCAACACGCAGATGAAGGAGGCGAGCTTCGAGGGCACGTGCTTTACGTTCCACTTCGAAGGCTTCGTCGGTCATCGCTTCCAGACGGCGAACATTTTGCATGACACCGATCGACATCGAACCCAGGACACGACCACGAACTTCATTGCGGTGCATCATGTGAGCGATAGTTTGGGTGCGGTTCATATTATTCTCCGTCAAGTTCGTTGATGTTGAAGCTATTGTAATCAGTCTTTCTTGAAATGTACATAGCTCCACGCAAAATAATTGCAAAATATTCAGCGATAAATACCTTCATAACATACTCATATCCTAGAGGAATCTTCCGTGTCTAAAAAGAATGCCCCGCCGCTGATCCTAGAAGAGATTCAAGGCCGCGCCAATTATCTGTACTTGACATTGATCGAGTACAAGAAAGAAAAATACCTAACGATCATCGACAACATTTCTGGCAACGACATCTCTGCCTTCGTCCTTGATTATGCTGAAGCCGAGAACATTGACGTTGCATGGTTCCTCAGCGTTGCGAACATCTGGTACTACAAGTCAAGTGAAAAGTATCCACTCTCGTTTGAGTTTGCGAAGCTTGGCGTGAAGAACAAAATCGCTCCAGTGCTCCGCACCTTCAACATCGACCATGTGTCACGTATGATCGGCAAAATCTTCGTGTACGACATTGACTCGAAACCAAAGGTCAAGCGTAAGCGTGTCAACCTAATTCCATCATCAGTGGAAATCAAACTCAAGAAAAATAAAGAAGCTACCGTGATTCATTCCGGTGGCGACATCGACTTCTCACAATGAAAACACTCGGCATCGTATCCCTTGGCCATGACGCATCTTTGGCCCTAATCGAAGACGGCGAAATCCTTTTTGCTGGACATGCTGAGCGCTACAGCCGAGTAAAGAATGACGGTGACCTAAACATCGCATTGCTTGGCGACATGTATCGCTATGGCAGCCCAGATCAAATCGTCTGGTATGAGCGCCCAATGCTCAAGCTATCGCGTCAACTAGTTTCCGGCCAATGGTCTGCTTTGAAGACGCAATCGGTGAAGAGGCATCTCAAAGGTCTAGGCCTCCACAAGCTTCCACTTCACAAAGTCGGACATCACGAAAGCCATGCGGCAGCCGGTTACTACACCTCGAAGTTCCAAGACGCTTCGATCCTTGTCTGTGACGCAATTGGCGAATGGACTTGCATCAGCGTTTGGCAAGCCGAAGGCGAGAACATGAAGCAAGTATTCAGCCAGAACTATCCAAACAGCCTTGGTCTCCTATACTCCGCGATGACTCAACGCGTTGGTAAGAAGCCGAACGAAGAGGAATACATCATGATGGGTATGGCTGCGCTTGGTACTCCGAAGTATGTGCAAGCGATCTATGACGACTTCATCCATGTCGACAAAGGTGCTCCATACTTCGAACTGCAGCATAACGTCCATCGTGGCATCCGCTGGTGGAAGCCTGAGCTCACTTCAGAGCAAGATATGTATGACATTGCTGCCTCAATGCAGAAAGTCACTGAGGACTATCTAACGCATACCGCGTCTTGGATTCGTGCGACCCTTCCGTCGAAGAACCTGATCCTATCAGGTGGTGTTGCATTGAACTGCAAGGCAAATACAGAAATCGCGAAGCTTGGCATGTTTGAGAACATTTGGATTATGCCTAATCCGGGTGATGCTGGCTCATCGATCGGTGCTGTTGCGGCCTTCACTAAGGAGCGCATCAACTGGGAGACGCCTTACCTTGGCTTCAACATCGAGCGCGAACTCGACATCGATGCGGTGGTTGAATGTCTAGCAAACGGTGAAGTGGTTGGTATCGCAAATGGTCGCGCTGAGTTCGGTCCACGTGCTCTAGGCAATCGTAGCTTGATCGCTGACCCAAGAGGTCCTGATGTCAAGGATCGAGTGAACACCGTGAAGAAGCGCGAGATGTTCCGCCCATTCGCTCCAGTGATCATGGAACACTTGGCTCACGAGTATTTTGAAATGCCAGTGGAATCAGCTCCGTACATGCAGTTCACCGCGAAGTGCAAGCGCCCAGATTTGTTCCCAGCCATTTGCCACTACGACAATACGTCACGTGTGCAGACTTTGACTCGTGAACAGAACCCGACGTTCTATGCATTGCTCGAAGCATTCTACGAAAAGACTGGTTGCCCTATCATCCTCAACACCAGCTTGAACATCAAAGGTCAGCCGTTGGTGAACACTTGGTCGGATGCGGAAGCATTTGGCAAACACTACGGTGTGAAGGTCTTCTGATTTTGCGTGGATAGATAGTATAATACGTCCACAAAATAATAAGAGAACCCAATGGCATTAGATGTAATTTTTCTATTGGATGGTTCCACAAGAAGCGTCGCGTACTTCAACAAGCAGAAGGAGAATATTCCACATGCTCGGAAGTTCGTGACGCAACTTAGAGGAATACAAGCCTACAAAGCTGCTAGCAAATTCGCTAACACTTCAAACTTCTACCTCGTTGATCATGACTTCATTGTCTACGACGAGTTTCAGTTCACCTACACCCCAGAAGAGTTCGACAAGAACTACGTCCACGTCTGGGAATACTACGACAACACAGACAACCCAAAGATCACAGTTGATCCTTGGCACGGCGGCGTCTTCATCTTCAGCAAGGCGATGCTTCGGTCGGATGCCGAATCCCTAGACAAGCTTGGCGATGGTGTCAAATACCACGATGAAAGAATTTCGCGTGTTGCGCCTCTTGACGTGATCATCGCATCAGTCAATGGTGCAGGTATCACTAACTCCAAAGAATCGATCGAACGATTTGCCGAATTCAAAGTAGTCTATGGCGACACGCACACTGAAGCTTTCCGAAAGGCCAATGAAGTTGCAGAGACCGAGAACTACTACGTGGTTGATGCTCGCTTCGTTCCATCCATCTTCCCGTTCAACTTCCGCCCACATGATTTCGATGCTAGGTACGTTCACGTATGGACGTGCCTAGATGAGAACTTTGAGCGCAGACATGGCGGCATCGCTCTGCTAAACCGCAGCACATTCACCGATCAGGATTATGAGTACAGCTTTGGACCTGACGTGAAGTTCATGGACTATGCTGCATCGTACTACGAACCAGAGATGGACTCAATCATCTTCCTTTCGTATGATGAACCTAATGCGGAACAGAACTGGCAAAAGTTGAGACAACGCTTTCCAACTGCTAAACGTGTTCATGGTGTTGAAGGCATTCTCAACGCACACAAGAAGGCGGCAGAGTTGTCAACCACAGCCAGCTTCTTCGTTGTTGACGGTGACTCCGAAATACTCGATACGTTCAGCTTCACCAATAAGCTTTCAGCACACGATCGTCTTCGCTATGTCCATATTTGGAAGTGCTTAAACCCGGTCAATGGGTTGGAGTACGGCTATGGTGGTGTGAAGATGTTCCACAAGAACATGTTCGAGAACTTCGACGAAACGATTGTCGATATGTCAACACTGCTTGGTGAAGGTGTCAAGCTGATGGATGAGGTTGCTACAGTGACTCACTTCAACTCCGATGAGTTCCACGCGTTTCGCGGTGCGTTCCGTGAGTGCACAAAGCTTGCGAGTGGTGTCATTAAGAACCAAGACAACACCGAGTCGATTGAACGTCTCAACGTATGGACCACTGTCGCTGAAGGTCCATATGCGGAGTTTGTTTTGGGTGGTGCCAATCTTGGCAAGGAGTATGGAACGAAGTATGCGGATGATGTGAATGAGTTGCAGACCATTAACAAATTCGCTAAGCTGTATCAAATCTTTAGAGAGTACAAGATGAATGAAAAGAAAAAGGAATTGCTGCTGGATCGATTCAGCAAGATCGATGTGATGACCATCGTCAACATGACCAACGTGCTGTACCGCGAGGACCTGAAACTTAGCCTTGCTGAAGTACGAGACCTGTTGAGCTCGAATGAACTCCTAAGCAAGTTCTGGCTCATTGATGAGGTGAACAACCTGAACCTCAACACCGAGCTCCGAGCGTTCATCGTTGAGGGTGGATATGGTACGCTTGGCAACTTCCTTCTTCAGTACAGCAAGGATAAGGTAGAACGCGTCCTGAGTATGGACATCAGTGAGAGGTGTGAAGCTATTGCCGATGCGCTGAACATTGACCAGGTGATCAACGGGTGGCGATTTAAGGCTGTTACGAATGATCCGATGAAGCTCGATTACGCAGACGTTCAGGGATCAGTACATACACCCGAAGGTACGCAACGTCATTCGATTGATTACAACATTCTTCTGGCTCCGCATTGCGAGCAGATTTACGATGTTGCTGAATGGAGCGAATTGATTCCGGAAGGCAAGCTGATCGCTGCACAAATCATTCGCTCTGGCAGCAATGACGAAATCAAAGATCAGTTGGAGAAGTTTAAGAAGGAATTGAACCTCACCACGATCCACTTCGAAGGTATTCTTCCAACCGAAGTCTACGATCGATTGATGGTAATCGGCATCAAGTAAACCACAAAGTACCAACCGATAAGGCTACCCACGAGGTAGCCTTTTTCGTTTCAAATAAATATGTTAATCATAAAGGTACTTACTATGTCCGACGCATCAAAAATTCTTAAAGGTTATGGTGTTCAGCTTGAGTCAAAAGCGCTGAACCAATTAGGCGCAGCTGTTGGCGATTACGCTAAGCAAGCTGGTATGGGTCCATTGGCCGACATCGCTCGTTCATCGATCATCAATAAGGGACTAACAGTCAAGACGCTTGGTGGTTTGGCGTCGGCAGTAGGTCTCAACAATCTAGACAATGTTCTTGGCACTAAGCACGAATGGCAATCGCCTAAATACGCTGCTGACCTGGTGCAGTATGCTCCTAAGCATCGCTTCATCTTCAAAGTCAAGTTCATCTTCAATGAGCCATATTCGACTGCGATCAATCGTGAGTTTATGTACGTGGTCAAGGATGTTGATAAGCCAACAGTCCACTTCGAATACGAAGAGGTCAACATGTACAACTTCAAGACCAAGGTCCTGAAGTCAATCAAGCACGAGTCGTTGAACATGTCATTCCACGACGACATCCAAAACAAGGTGCTCGACTTCTTCAACGCGTATCGCCGCGCATACTCACCAGTCTCGAATCTGACACCAGATCAGGCTGCAGTGTTCGAAGATTCGGGTATGAACTTCTACGAGCCAGGTACCGGAGGCATCAACTCTGGTTCGATGGGTCTTCTTGCTAACGGAAACAAGAACATTTTGAAGTACATCGAAGTCATCCAGGTCTATGCACATGGTACGCGCCAGAACACATTCACCTTCACCAATCCTAAGATCGAATCGTTCGACTTTGATAACCTATCGATGGAGTCATCGGAAGGTAACTCATTGGCGGTTCAGTTTGCGTACGATGCGTTGTATGTTAGCGATGAACCAACGGTCGGTACTCCAGCACCAGCATGGGGTTCGTCAGACATTCTAGGCAATCAAGAGGTTGGTTCGCGCAATCAGTTTGGTAACCAAACCATGGGTGAGGATGCTATTGGTAAGCGTCCAGAAGGCGGAGCACTAAGTGGCTTTGCTGATGCTCTTGGCAAGCCAATCAGTGCAATCACTTCGGCGTTCGGCGACATTCAAAAGACGGCTAAAGGTGTGATTTCATCCGCAACATCCGAGATTGATAAGTTGACCAAGTCAACGCTTGGTGCCGTGACCCCAGTCATCAATCAAGCAACAGCCGGCATCAACAGTTTGTTCAAGCCAAGTGTGGCACAGCAGTTGGATGCGTTGAAGCCGAAGGTCGATTTGAAGAACATCGTTGATCTTCCGAAGTTCCCAAAAGACCCGCTAGGCTAAGGAGTAAATATGGCAGCGAAAGGATTATTCTTCCCAAAGTTTCCGGACAAGTATGTTGGTGACGTAAACAACATCGTGTACCGCAGCTCATGGGAAAAGCGCTTCATGGAATTCTGTGACAACAACATCATGATCACGAAGTGGGGTAGCGAAGAGATTCGCATCCCATACATCAAGCCAACCACAAAAAAGATTCACCACTACTACCCAGACTTCTTCATCATTTATCAGGATGCGACGGGCAAGATGGTTAAGGAAATCATCGAGATCAAGCCGCTTAAGGAAGTGGCTGTGACAAAGAAGTCAAGCACATACGATAAGATCGCAATCGCGATCAATGAAGCTAAGTGGGAAGCCGCGAAACAGTTCTGCGCAAAGCACAACATGATCTTCCGCGTCCTCACAGAAAAAAGTCTATTTAGAACAGGAAAAAGATAATGGAACAAGCTCTAACTACGCATCGCCTTGAAGACATCTTCGGCATCGAACCAGGCACAACCATCTCTACAGTGCAACCTCAAAACACTCAGATCGTCACCACTGATGATGCCGCAACTGATACCTCATCGTTGATCAACGAAGAAGACAAAGCTGTTGCATCACAGTTGTCCACTATCTATGGCTATGCTATCGATGCGTTCGAGCAGCAAACACAGTTGGTTCAGGAAGTGGACCCGAAGTTTGCTGCACGTAATGCTGAAGTCGCAGCACAGTACCTCAAGATTGCACTTGACTCGGTCGAAACCCGTGCGAAGATTCGTCACGAAAAGTTGAAGTTGAAAGTAGATGGCGGCTCGCCTAACACAGTGAACAACAACCTCATTGTAGCTGACCGCAACGAGATTTTGAAGATGCTTGCGGACACCAAAGAATGAAGACGTTCAAGGAATTTATCCGCGAAAGCAAATGGGGTCCTGAAAACGTGCTCACGGATAAAGAAGGCAATAAGTATACGATCCAACGCCAAGATTATAAAGACAACAATGGCAAAGATCGCATCGCTTACGAAGTACGCCTACAAGGTAAGCCGCAAGGCACGTGGACCGTTGCTGGTGTGACGATGTCTGCAGTGAAGCCTAAGCAAGCAATGAGCGTACACGTTCACGGCGAATATCAGCGAAAAGGTATTGCGACTGCGCTATACGACTATATCGAAAAAGACCTTGGTATCGAGATGGAACCTAATTGGGCGTTGACTGATGATGGTGAAGCATTTTGGAATTCAAGAAAGAAAAATAAATGAAATCGTTCAAGCAATTTATCAGTGAAGAGAATCGAGACGAGTTAGATCGTCTTCAACTCGTTGACGCACTTAACATGGTCAACGATGACTGCCAACAGTACCTCCGCAAGATGGCTAGTGAAGGCAAGTTCTACCTCATGTACGTTGGCCTTCCATCGGAGAAATGGCCTTTGGGTGAAACTCAAGTTCGTAAGAACAAAGCGCCAGTGCCTACGCCAAAACGCATCCTTGATAGCTTCGATCGCGTGATGGACAAGGAGTACGGCAAAGAGTTCCGCTCCGATTCTTTCATCGCTACTGGCGATCCGACTGTTGCTGATAAACGCGGTGTGAAGCACGTCATCTTCCCAATCGGCAAGTTCGACTACCTATGGTCCAACAAAGTCAAGGACCTCGTTCATGGTATGGGTCATGAGGAAGACATCGCTGAAGGTGAAGGCCTATACTTCGACATCCACGATGCAGAAGATGCTGATGCGGAAGACAAAGTCGTCAAAGAGTTCCTCTCCAAGAAAGAGTTTAAGTTCAACGAAGAGTTGAAGAAGTGCGCGGACAAAGGACATGACGTAATGATCGATTGTAAATATTACTACGCGATCCCGGTTCAAAAGATCGCGGAACATTTCGACACATTCAAGAAGATGATCGGTAACGTCCACTTCGTTCAATCGCTAAAAGCAGATTTAGCAAAATGAAATGATGGCGATAAATATCTAGCTCATAACATAATCGTATATCATGAAGATTACATTCAAAGATTTCCATAACGTGAATCTGAATGAGGTGTTGAAAGTGGACGACAACAACAATGTCGTCTACACAATGCAGTCATCCAAATTCGGCTCGTCAAAAACTGAAATTGATACCTACGACAAGGCTCCGTGGTACAGCGAGCACAGTGACTCCAAGACCGGTGGCATTGACGTATACAGCGCCTATCTCTACAAGCACAGCGAAATGGTCACCAACATCCTTCATGCATTGAAGGGCGAAGGTCCGTATAAGGTCGCTGATGCTACTCGCCAGAAGTTGCTCAAAGCAACCGCAAAGCGCACCGCCGCATTGGTCCTTCAAAAGAAGGTCGACACCATCATCTTCCCAAAATCAAGCTCACCGTTCCTAAAAGAATTCGTCGGCTATGTCAAGCAAGAACTTGGTAGTGCTGACGTCACGGTGATGGACGAAGCAATTATCAAGAAACAAATCGATGCGATCAGCGTTGAGAAGAAGGATTTCTCAGAACTGATTGATTTTGAAAATCCAAAGTTCAATACGTTGAAGCCTGCCACGATTAAGGCACTCGAAAAGCAAATCGAGACTAGCATCAAAGCTAATGCCGAAAAGGGTAAGGGCAACACCATTTCGATGAAAGACATCTACAAAGGTCAGGCGAAATTCGTCAAGGACTTCCTTGAGATTGTCAAAGACTTGTCCGAAATGCTTCACGACAAAAATGTGATGCTAGTTGACGACGTGCTTTCGTCCGGTGCAACGTTCTCCGAAATGGTTCGTTTGGTTCAAAAGGAAAAGGTCAAGAGCTTGGTTGGTCTAACGATCTTCAAACTCACTGGTACTGGCGCGAAGAAAGACGAATGAAATTCGCCGCGATAAATAAATAACATCAGCCACATAACTATCTCATACTACTATGACAGAAACATTCAAACACTTTATCGTCGAAGCGGAAGACCGCCAGTCCGATATTAACCGAATCATCATCATGATTCAAAAGCGTATGCCGCAATTGCTAAACACCAAGATTTATCGTTTTGGTGGCGATGACGGTATCGAAGAGCTAACCAATGGCGCACGTGGCTACCTATACTTCTTCGGTAAGGGCAAGGCTTTCCGTGTTCGCGTTCGTAAGCACCACATCGAAGCCTTCGACATCTGGAAGCAGTACACCCTAAACGGTCGCCCAGATTTCACTATCAACACCGCGGACCTAAGCGTTGCCGCAATCGCGTCAGAGCTAAAGAAGATTGCTGCTGTCATCAAAGCTCCAAAAACCGGTACCATCGAAGTCGCTAACGTCTCCGAGAGCGTTTCATTTGAGATGGATGATACTCTTATGGAGATGGCTAAAGGCGTGAGCCCTGACCAATTCCTAAAGTTCGCTAAGGATGCTGGCCTCAATGTCAACGAAGTGACCTTCGACCAGATCGTTAAGATCGCACGTGATAACAACGTCGGCGTGCCAAACAAGAAATGGCTAGATGGCCAGAAGATTGGTCGTGGTAAGTGGACCCTAGTTCCAGGTGGTGCAGGCGAAGCCGCAGCATCGGGTGGTTCATCAGCAGCTCCAGCTAAGGCTAAAGCTGATCCGATCATGTACATCAAGGTCACAGCTCAGGACCCAGACACCAAGAAGTTTATTCCAACCGCGGATAACAAGCAAGCTCAGGCTCTATACAAGCAGATTCAGCAATCATTGAATCCGGATCGTAAGCCAACCGCGGAAGAAATGCGTGACGTGGATGCACTATACGGCGACTTGTATCGTCTAGTTACCATGGCTTGCAAAGGCTCGCTACGTTCGCTACTAATTTACGGTGGTCCAGGTACTGGTAAGACTCACACCATTATGGAAGCGATCAAGGAAGCTGGTCTAACCAAAGGCAAAGATTACGTCAAGCTATCTGGTAAGGCATCAGCGGTCGAGATTTACAAGACTCTATTCATGTTCCGTAAAGGTGGTCTAGTTCTATTCGACGACTTGGACTCCATGTGGAAAGACAAGGATGCGGCTAACTACCTAAAGGCAGCGCTTGATACTTCAGCAGTTCGTGAAATCTCGTCGCTATCAAATCAGATGAAGAACGTCTCCAAGATGTCCGACAAGGAACGTGAGGAGTACAACGATCTATTTGACAAGTACCTAGAAGGTGAAGACGTCGAGGAAGAGGAAGAAGACGAAGACGAGGGTGAAGAAGGCGGCAAGAAAAAGAAGGCGAAGAAGGAAAAGATGAAGTTCCCTTCAACCTTCGACTTTAAAGGCCGTGTTGTGTTCATCTCGAACCTAAAGAAGGACGAGTTTGATTCAGCGATCCTATCGCGTTCAGCTAAGATCGACATGTCTCTAACCCCAGCTGAAACCCTAAAGCGTATGCGCTCCATTCTACCAACCCTAGGCGGCACTGACGTTTCGGTTGAAGATAAGGAAACTCTAATTCAGGAATTGCTACGCCTAAACGGCACTGGCGAACTAGAGGTTGTGACCATGCGTGAATTCATCAAAGGTCTAAACATCGTCCGCTCTGGCGATCCAAACTGGGTCTCACTAGTCAAGTACGCGTAATACACAACGGAGACTTCGGTCTCCGTTTTCGTTTAAGGATACGAAATGAAACTATACGAAATTTACCATGATCCTGTTGCTGCTGCAAAGGAGATGGAAGACCTTAATGCACAAATGGTTGTTGCCACTGGCGAATACCGTGCACTTCGTACACCAGAAGCTTTGAAGAAGATCACGGACCTCAACACCAAGATCAAAGCGATCCTCAAAGCCAATGCAAAGGAATACGATTCGCTGTATGAAGCATCACCGATGACGCCATACAAAGCGCGTTCGGAGATTACGAAGATTGCCTTGAAGCTGAAGATTGCGTCAAGTGAACTGATGAATCGATACAAACGTCGTTTGCAACGTTTCCTAACCGACACACCTAAAGCAATCCGCGCTCTTGAAACCGACTTGAATGTACCGCATGGCACGCTCAAAGGTTTCGATACGCTATATGATGTAGCTACATCATAATTCCCATTGAGAGAATTTATGAAAGTTAATGAAATTCTATGCGAAGACTTCGTGGATAACGGCCTCTTCGCTCTATACGATAATCTAGAACAACTTGGCGTTGATACGTTCATCACTGATCGTAAAGGTGCTATCGTCATCTCGAAGATCGTAGTCAAAAAAGAAGCACGCAGCCAAGGCACTGGTACTAAAGCCATGGAGCTGATTTGTGCTTATGCTGACAAGCGTAAGATGCCTCTTGCGTTGACTCCGACGACAGACTTTGGCGGTACTAAATCACGTTTGGTACAGTTCTATAAGCGCTTTGGCTTTGTCGAGAATAAGGGCCGTGACAAGATGATGGGCATCACAGAAACAATGATCCGCCGTCCTAAATAAATTCCAGGTGGATACAATCAGGTTGGATAGTAAAATGCTATCCTTCCTCTAAAAATAATATGGAGTCTTCCATGTGCGGTGGTTTCAAATCAATCGATCCAGCAATCGACTACGCGAAGCAACTTCGTGACGACGCAAACGTCATGTTCGACGAAGTCGAAAAGAAATACTTCGTGGTGCGCCTCAATGCTGTGAAGCACTGGGAAAATCTGCGCGAGACTGTTGCAGAGATTCGCATCTCAATCGACGTAAAAATAGTTTGACACTTTTCTTAAAGTTGTGATATGATGCTTCTATGAACAACGGAGGCATTATGACTATCGATTTGAGTTCCTTCAAGGAAGGACAAGAGGTCGTGCTGGAGCACAAGCTGCAGCCACTGACGATCCGTGGGAAAATCCACATGGAGTTCGATAAAGACCTCGGTCGCCTGGAAGTTATCGAAGGCGGTGATACGTTCATCGTCACCGAGAACGACATGTTCTGGACCATCTCGAGGGTGCAATGACAACCAACACCATCTTCCAGCGCAAGCTGACGCAGACTGCCAATGCGGCCGAGAAGTTCACGAGGCTGCAGCAGGAAATCGGCGAGATGTTCATCGAACGGTACGGCAAACACTATTCGGATGTCGACTGTGACCCGATCATCGATTGCCTGAACCAGATTGGTGGCGACATCACGGTTGAGCAGTGCGATCAGTACATGACGGAACTCGGCTATCCGCCATTGGAGAAAAAGAAACATGCATAAAGAAGATACGTCAAAGTTACTTGAGGCTATTGCTGTTCTCGAACAGCAAGGTCACTCCGAGCTGGCCGCAGCTCTGCGCGACATCGAGGAACGTCGTTCCAAGGCGACCAATTACGTCATGGGTCTCCACAAGATTCGTCGTCGCAACCATCACGAGTACAAGATGACGGATGGCACTATCGTCGTCATGCCTGACAAGGATGCTCTTCTGTCGATTGCGGAGCGTCAGAATAACATGATCGCGAAGGACGCAGAAATCGCCGATTTGAAAGCACAAATTGCTGCATTGACTATCGGTCGATAACCACTTCCAATTCCTATAAAGGCTGAGAGCAATCTCGGCCTTTTTGGCATTCAGCGTGTTACAATAGTCGGCATAACTCTAATAAGAATAATACATGAAGTATTACGAACCCTCTACCGCCCACTTCAATTGGGTACACCAATTCGACGCGAATGGTAACATTGTAGGCCATAGTACTGTCAAGCCTGGCTTTTGGTTTGACGACATGGACGATCTTACTAAATACCTTCGTAACGAACACGGCATCACTCGCTACCACGTAGCAGCCGATGGCACCGTCTCTCACGGTCTCGCAATCATCGGTTACATCAAGAACTCTCCAAATGAATGATATGACCTACGATTTCCCTCAAAGGGTTCCGTTGGGTTCTATTTGTTCGCCCAATGGAGTTGACCTCTACATCTATACAGAATTCGGCTGGATGGACTTCATCGAGTATGCGATGGTTCCACCAATGCCGCCGGGTCTGGCAGAATCCCTCGACGTTTAAGTCACACGGTACTCCGCACCGTAAGTCAGTGCGCCTCGTGTCGTGGCGGCTCGGAAGAAAAGCGACTCTATCTACAGGCTTTAGGTAACCCGTGAGGGTAAATCGTGGCGGCCCTTTCGTTTCCATACCAACTGGGAACATCCGGACTCGGGGCACACCTATGTAAGCGCATAGGAAATAAACAGCAAAACTCATTAATCCTTCTCGCAAGAGTATCCATTGTGGTTCTGTTCCACTGCTGATAATTTGCGGCCAATATTCCAGCTTCGGTAACTGGAGGTACGGTCGTACGCTTAACGACGATTCACTACACGCCTTATTTGCGAAACGAATGTCGTTGCAGAATGCTTCTCCCAAGCTTCTGAATTTTCTTCTTCCTATTATTTTCTTTCTATTATAGGTGAAGAGAAGAGTCCGGGATTCGCCCGAAACTTCCATAAATAAAGAATGATGACAAACTATCCACGCTCACTCCAAGAACATGATGCGCGACGAGTCCTTCGCAGCATGAATCCTGAATATGCACCAGAGACCTGCCAAAACTACATGGCCTACTTTTACATGTATTGGGAACAGTTCTACGGTCCATGCACCATCACCCACGAAACAGAATTGACGGACGACCTGATCGACAAGATCATCCACGTCAAACTCCATATCTATAATCTCTCACGATGATTTATACCAAACACCATATCGAGCAAATGATACGAGCTCGCGATAGCTACTCCTTCTTCCGCACCTTCCTCGAACACCGCACCAACCCCAAGATCGAACTGAACAATCCAGTTATTGAGAATGGAGACTACGAGTCGACACTTCCCTATCTACTGTGGTACACAATGTTCAATCCAAACAAAACGGTCATCTGCGGCTTCCCTACGTATCAGATGGCCAAACATATCCTCAAGCGCGCCAAAGAGATTCATGCTCAACTACCTGGTTGGATGGCACTCGAAATGGAAAAGGATAACGGGTTGATCATCGCGTTTAAGAATGGTAGTCGCATCTTCTTCAGAGCAATGGATCGTAATTTTGGTCGTGGCTTCACCATCAACAAACTCTACCTTTATGAGATGGGCATGCTCAATCACGCATTGGCAATGGAAGTCCGAGCATCTTGCATCCCAATGGTGATGTTTAACCACAACTTGAAATAGACCGCTTCCTGAGGCTATAAATATTTCTTTTACTATAAGGAATATCATATGGCCGGCGGCAATGACTACCTCAAAGCACCCAACGCGGAGTCCGAATACACTCCGCAAATGATTCAAGAACTCGCTCGTTGCAGTAAGGACCCAGTGTACTTCATGCGCAACTACATCTTCGTGCAGCACCCAAAGCACGGGCGTGTTCCATTCGACCTCTACGACTATCAGGAAGAGATGGTTGATTGCATCCACAACAATCGCCACTCAATCGTCCTGGCGTCGCGTCAGGTTGGTAAGACGATCACGATTGCGATCTACCTCCTATGGTTCGCAATGTTCCATGACGACAAGACCGTTCTAGTCGCATCGAATAAGTTCTCCAACGCGCTAGAGATTATGCAGCGTGTTCAGTACGCATACGAAGAACTTCCGCACTGGTTGAAGCCAGGCGTTTCCGAGTTCAACAAGACCTCAATGGAGTTCGACAACGGTTCACGTTTCTTCTCTCAAGCAACCACTGGCGACACTGGTCGTGGTAAGTCACTTTCCAAAATGTTCATTGACGAATTGGCGTTCGTACGCCCATCAATTCAAGATGAACTATGGGCGTCGATTGCACCAACCCTGTCCACAGGTGGTGATATGATTATCTCGTCCACTCCAAACGGCGACAACGAACTATATGCGACCCTATGGCGCGGTGCAAAGCTAGGTACTAACGGCTTCGCATGGTGTGAAGTTAACTGGGATCGTCATCCAGATCGTGACGAATCATTCCGCCAAATGATGATCGGTAAGATCGGCATCATGAAGTGGAATCAGGAATTCGAGAACCAATTCATCTCGTCTGATCCTTTGCTGATCAACTCGATGAAGCTTCAGCAACTCAAGGCCACCGAACCTCTGTTCGAAGATAAAGGCTTTAAGTTCTGGGGTGAAGCTCCTGATCCAAAGTCTTCGTACTACGTTGGCGTCGACATCTCGGTCGGCATTAGTGGCGACTACTCGACTGTTGAAGTCCTAGAGTTCCCTTCGATGAAGCAGTTCGCAGAGTTCCGTTCGAACACAATCAGCCCTCAACAACTCTACGCTCGAGTCAAATGGATTCTTACCTATCTGAAGACGCCTAAGGCCGGCACAGGTCCAAACGGAAAGACGCCTGAAGTGTACTGGAGCTTCGAGAATAACGGCGTGGGTGCTTCGATCGTTGCACTATACCAGAACGAAGATAAGTTCCCTGACGCAATCCTGATGAGCGACAAGGACCGTATTGGTGTTGTCACTAGCTCCAAGTCCAAGCTACTCGCTTGTCTAGAGCTGAAACGCCTGATCGAGAAGACAACAAATGGCATCCAAATCAATTCACAGACCTTGCTCGACGAATTGAAGAACTACATCTCTAACGGCAAGACGACCTACCATGCTAAGCAAGGTGCGACGGACGACTTGATCTCGGCTATGCTTGTTGTCATGACTGTCTTGAAGAAGGCAACCGATTATGAGCCAGAGGTGTTCGACATGATGTATTCGCAAGAGGACGACATGATGGACGAAGACGATCCTTTTGGTAATGAAGCAGCCCCAATGGTGTTTTAATGAGAATCAAAGCAAATAAGTTTCATGATTTCTGGAGAGGCAACGGAGTGTTCGCTGCCTTGATCCTCAAGCAATCATCGTATCTGATCGCCGTTCGCCCTAACCCAAAGAACTGGCGCGTCGATTGCGTAGAGCCACCAGCAAAACCAGGCGTGACTCGTTGGTACTTTGGTCCGTTCGAATTTGAGCGTGCTAAGTATTCACCGATCGTAAAGCGAGTGCTATAAAGCAAGGGGACTTCGTGTCCCCTTTACACTTTAACTCGGCTCAATGATAAAATGGTTATCCACTCATTTTGGATAGGGCCGTGGAAGACAAGGATTACCTTTCTATAAAGCATTTCCCGGAAGTGCTTGATTTACCATTTGGTCTCGAATGGCCAGATGGGTTTACCGACCCGCTTAAGAAGGATATGTACATAGGCCTCCTTAAAGGTTATGTGGACAATACTTCGATCAGTCTACCGGAACTGATTTTTGGTATCAACGAAGTTATTGAACCATTGCGTGTTACTGCTGAAGATGTTACGCTGGTTCCAACGCCAGAAGGTCTTCAAATCTACGCGAAGCTTGAAGAGTTAGGTCTCGACTATCTTGCGAGACTGAATGAAAAACGCCGAGAGATAATCCAAGGCTACTTGGACTCACAAAAGAAATAATCTAGCTTCGTTGCTTCTCCATCGTAGTACAATATCAATCCTACAACACGGGAGTGTTCGCTCCCGTTTCACCTAAATAACCGCAACGGTTATTGCCAAGAAGTAATCCCACAAGACTACTAATTGCGCTGAATGCGACGCTTACTTGCGGACGCAATAACAAAAATAATATGTTCAGATGCTATCAAAATTTGCTAAGTTCCATGAGGACTTCAAGGCTACTAAGCTTTGGAAGGACATGGAAGCCACGTGTGAAAACTCGCCGTGGCATCGTGAAGCGAACGTTGCTGTCCACACCCAAATGATCATCGATCATTACCTGGCCAACTTCGCATCACAACGTACGCCCCGTCAACAGGCTCTGACTCTTCTGTCGATCCTGTTCCATGACACCGGAAAACCAGGCGCCAAGAAATCCAAACACACTGAAGAGCGTGGACACTACCAAAGCTTTGGTGGCCATGAACATGTCTCGGCACGTTTGTGGGAAGATTACGCTGTTGAGAACTGGAACAAATGGAAACAGCTCAAGCCAACGTTCGAGCTGAAGGACACGGACATCTACTTGATTTCGTGGATCATCGAAAACCATTTGCCTCATCGTCTCGACAACCCTCGCGACCTGCAAAATCTGGCGAACATGCTGAACTCGGAACCATTCGAGTATGGTGAACTTGCAGTCGTTTACTTCGACCAAATCATCTCTGACCAGGCTGGCCGTATTTCGGACAACCAAGAGAAGAATATGGCAGAGGTCCAGGAATTCATCCTGGGTATTCAGACCACTACACCTGAGACTATCACCGACCGGTATGTTGTTGAAGCCCGTAGGGACGATCCTGCGATTCCTAAGTTGGTTCTGATGGTTGGCGCTTCTGGCTCCGGTAAATCGACCTACTCGTCCAAGCTCGAAAAGGAAGGTTACGAGTACTTCTCGCTTGATGCCTCGCGTATCAAGTATGCGAAGGACAATGGCGTGAAAGGCAGCAACCCAATCGATGTTTACGCTCGTGCATTTGCATATTGCGACAAGCATCGCGGTCCATTCCGTCAGTACGCTACTCGCCAGTTCGACGACTTGCTCGATGCCAAAGAGAACATCATCATTGACAATACCAACGTGAGCCGCAAAGCTCGTGGTGACTACATTCATGCTGCCAAGCAACATGGATATGAAATTGTCTGTGCACTGTTCCCGATCACCAAGTCGGAACTGTTGAAACGCCAGAAGGCTCGTAAGGACAAGACTGTCCCGATCGTTGCTGTTCTCGACCAGTACAAGCGCATCGAGATGCCTTGGGTTGGAAGCGAATGCCATCGGATCGATGTGTCGATGGGGAACGTCGATGGCTCTGCTTAAGACCGAACCCAAGCACCGTGTGTTCATCGATACTGAGTTCACGGACTTCAAAAATTCGCAGTTGATCAGCATTGGCCTCGTCTCTGAGACTGGTGCTGAACTCTACCTCGAAACCACGTTTCCTCAACACGAGTGCAGCGACTTTGTCAAAGCTGTTGTGTGGCCATTGTTGTGGCACACCCCGGATGTGACTGTCACTTCGCTTGAGATTGCTGATCGAATCCTTGCGTGGTTGGAATCGATTCGCCGAGGCGATGAAGACATCGAGATTATGTATGACTACATCACCGATTTGCGGCTCTTCCTAGATGCAACCGAAAATCGTACTCCGTCATACGTCCACGCTCAACACATTGGACCTAATCATTTTTCGAAGAAGATCGCGAAGATGTGGATGGACCAAGAAGGTCTCGCGGAACACCATGCTTTGTATGATGCTCGTGCAAATAAGTTCGCTTACTTCGCAGAGTTAAATCGAAAGCAAAAACAGCAGGAAATAAACCGCGTGTAGTACAATGCTTCACATCGAGACATGCACTGCCTTGTGTGTCTCGACTTCCAAAAGTTATACATCTCCTAGTTATAACGCCCTCACTTCTTAGACAAAACAAATCTCCTCGTTTTGTCTAACACCCCTGAAATTCCTTATAAATATCTCTGTCATAGGCATGGTGCCGACTGACAATTTTATCTGATTTTCAAAAATCACTTTTCCAATTTTTACTTTACGGAGTTTACATTATGTCATCCAAACTAGACGCACTAAAAGCAGCATTCGCACCAAAAGAGAAGAAAGAGTTCTCTTTCACGAAGTTCTTCAACTTCTGGAAAATGGAAGCCGGCGAAACTGCAATCGTTCGTTTCCTCAAAGACGCCAACGCTGACAACCCACGTCAATTCGTTGTCGACAATCTCACCCACTCCCTAACCGTCAACGGCAAGAAGCGCGTCGTCGCTTGCTTGGAAATGCACGGTGAAGAATGCCCAATCTGCGAACTCTCCCGCCAATTCTACGATGAAGCCCGCGCTGCTGGCGAAACCAAGGAAAATCCAGGTCCTCTGATGGCCCTCGGCAAGAAGTACTACCGCAAGAAAGAGCACATCGGTCAGGTCATCGTGCAGTCCAGCCCGATCGAGTACGAGAAGAACGATGGTCACGAAATGGAAATGCCGATCGCAATCGGTCCACAAATCTTCAAGCTAATCCAAGCCGCGTTCTCCTCAGGCGACCTGGATGAAGTTCCTTACGAACTGAAAGGTGGTTACGACTTCCGTATCACCAAGTCGATGCAAGGCACCAACGCTAACTACACCCTATCGAAGTTTGCTCCAAAGCAGACCGACGTGACGGACGACGTTATCGCTAAGCTGAACCCATACGACCTGAACACCCTACGTAATCGTAAGACCGATCGCGCTACCATGGAAGCAATGCTACTAGCCGACCGCACTGGTCAGCCACTAGCTCTGCCAACCAAGGAACAGGAAGGCGAAGACGACAGCCTCAACTTCGTCTCGAAGGCCGCAGCAACTGCTGTGACCGCTCCTGCAGCTCCAGCTCCAACCGCTGCTCCGGCTGTGGTTGCTGAAGAAGCTGAATCGGCTGAACCTGCTGCAAACAAAGTCAACGACGTGCTAGCACAAATCCGTGCTCGTGCCGCTGCTAAAGCTGCAGGCGCTTAATTAGTTAAGCAATAAACGCAAGGTCCTCGATGACCTTGCGTTTCTCCTAAAACAAAAACAATACTGAGGAGATTCCCCATATGGCCGGTCTAGGCTTCCTAAAAGACTTTCGTAAGAAGGTCGACTCAATGACGAACGTGTCAACCACGTTCACCCCACCAAAGAAATGGTTCTCAACTGGTAACTACGCAATCAACCGAGTCCTATCCGGCTCGTATATTCGTGGCTATCCCGCTGGCCGTCTAACCTGTGTTGCTGGTCCATCCGCATCCGGTAAATCGTTCCTAACCTGTAACGCAATTCGTGAAGCTCAAAAGGAAGGTGCATTCATTCTAGTCCTCGACTCAGAAAACGCACTCGATCCAGTCTTCATGAAGAAAATCGGCGTGGACGTAGACCCAAGCAAACTGATGTACGTTCAAGTCGTCACCATCCAGGACTGCACCGCTGTTCTATCGAGCTTCCTAAAAGGCTACGAAAAAGAATACGGTCGTTACAACAAAGAAGCTCCTGATGTTGTGATCGTTCTCGACTCCCTAGGTAACCTGCTTACCGATGGTGAAGACGAGAAGTTCGAGAAGGGCGTACAAACTGGTGACCAAGGTCAATCGGCAAAGTTGAAGAAGCACATGCTTCGTACCCTAGTTTCACGTTTCGCTCGTCTTGACATTCCAATGATCTTCACCGATCAAGTGTATCCACAAGACATCATGCTTGGCGACGGCCCATGGGCTATCACCAACGGCGTGAAATACTCCACCTCCCAGATCGCGCTGATCACTAAGTTGAACTTGAAGGACACCGACAAGGAATTCATCGGTATCAAGATGCGTGTTGAATCATACAAGTCCCGCTTCGCTAAGCCGAAGACGAAGACTGAAGTTGAAGTGCCGTACACTACCGGTATGTCACCATTCAACGGTATGTTCGAGCTGATGGAGATGGACGGTATCCTAACCAAAGTGGGTTACAGCTGGGTCACCACTGTTGACGGTGAGGAAATCAAATTCCAAGAGAAGAACTGCACACAAGAAATCGTGGACAAGATTCTCAAACACCCGATCATCATCAAGATGGAACAGGACTTCGAAGACGAAGAAGCAGCAGAGGCAACTGTGTTCGCTGAAACTGTCATCGCTGATTCTGAAGCTGCGGAATCTGAATAAACTCGATGGGAGACTTCGGTCTCCCATTTTCAACAAGACACCAACATGAAAAAACTACCACAAGTATCCGACTATCGCTTTGACGTTCATGTGACTGGCGCCGAAAACGGCTTCCTAGTCGAAGCACCAGTGATCGCTAATAACAAAGTCACCATGGACCTAACCGTCTGCGCGACGAAAGAAGCCGTCTTGACTCTGATCAGCAATCGCATCGACGCTTTCTATAAGGGTTAAGCATGGGCACCGTAATCGCAGATGCAACGAAGAATATCACTTCGGTCATTCCTCGAATTGAAGCAGCGAACGATTACATTGACACTGCTGAAAAGGACCTGAACTTCGATGACAAGAATCTCGAGCAAATCTGTAAAGATCATGCTAAGAACATTTACCGTGTGAGTAAACACCTGAACGAGATGAAGGCCATCGATGAATTCTTCAAAGCGAAACTTGCCGCGATCGAATCAAAGTACTGGAAGAAGTACAACGAGAACTACGCTCGTGCACTAAGTGCTCGTGACATCCAGGCATACATTGCTGGTGAACCCGAGTACACCGAAATGCTCGAACTGCAGCTTGAGGTGAACTATACCAAGCGACAGTTGGAATCGATTTACGAAGCCCTAAAGGATATGGGATGGCAAATCAAGTACGTGACTGACCTTCGTATTAACGAACTTCAAGATGTTGTGTTGTAATTTCTAACACTTCCTCTTAAAGCGTGATACAATGCTCACATGATCAACCATCATGTGAGACATCATGAAGAAGGTCCTATTCACGGCGTTGGTGTTAGTCTCGTCGCTGGCTCACTCCTACGAGCAGGCGAGACGTGTAAGCGTTGACCAGCTGTTCATCCCCCTTGGTGAACGCTGCGAGCAGTACTATTCGCTCTATCCACCCGGTAAGATTTGCCTGAAAGGGCAGCTCCACCATCAAGTGTACGAAATCGTATACGAGATTCGTGGAGTGCTTCGCACGGTCCGCCTGACCTACATTCCCGAACAGACCTTCGCCGTTGACTCTAACGGTATCGTCAAGCCAAGGAATCATACGATCAGGCCTGACCAAAGCTTCTAAGCAATCTTTGCATCATTCGAAAGGGACCCAACGAGGTCCCTTTTTGCTATGAAAAACAATAACAAAAATAATATGTTTAATGGCAACAGCAAAAATCTCCATCAAAGATGAGGTTTATTGCTTCGTAACAGGATTGGCCGCACCACACCAAAAGAAACTATGGGACACTTTTGGAGTTTCAATCGAAGGCGCTGTGTTTCACCCTGCGGTGAAGCTCGGGCGTTGGGACGGCAAAGTCCGGTTCTTTGAACCTACAGGCAAAACCTACAATCGACTCTTAGATCGAATCGTTCCATTCCTGCTTGAATGGGAATACGAAATCGAAATTGAAGACAAACGTGTTCAAGTCAAGCGACCAGATACACGTGCTTCATCCGACATGTTCGGTCACATCATGGGCTACCGTGGCAAGCCACTGGAAGTTCGACCATACCAAGTCGAAGCAATCAATGCCCTAGTGGAAGAAGGTTCCGGCTTCATCATCGCAGGAACTGGCGCAGGAAAGTCCCTGATCACTGCAGGGCTATGCGAGGTGTACGGCCGATCTGGTTATCGCACGATCACCATCGTGCCCTCAGGCGACCTCGTAGCGCAGACGTTCGATGCGTTCACCATGTGTGGCATGGACGTTGGTCGATACTCCGGCGACTTCAAAGAGCTACATGCTCAACACGTTGTCGCCACATGGCAAAGTCTTCAGAACGCACCACAAGTGATGAAAATGTTCCAGGTGGTTGTGATTGACGAAGCCCACGGTGCTAAAGCGGATGTGATAAAATCTCTTATCAGCGATCATGGAGGACATATCGCATTTCGATTCGGTGTGACGGGAACATTCCCTAAGCCACCAATCGATCAGATGAACTTGATTACGACCATCGGTTCGATTCTCAAGACCATCACCTCTAAATGGCTGATCGACAACGGCTACCTTGCCGAAGTTGAGATTGAAATCATCGAGACACAAGAAGATGTAGACTTGCCTGACTATTCAGCCGAGAAAGCATTTCTTGCCCGCGCAGAAGACCGACTTGACCACCTAGCATGGCGCATTAAGCAGGACATGAAGTTGTATGGGAACACTCTTGTTCTTGTCAACTCTATCCCATTCGGTCGCAAACTTGCAAAGCTCATCGAAGGCTCCGTATTCCTTTCAGGCGAAAGCGAAAACGATCTTCGTCAAGAGAACTACAAGGAATACGAACATCGAGATGACGTGATCGTTATCGCCTCAAGCGGTATCGCATCCACTGGTATTTCGATTGACCGAATCTTCTGCCTATACCTTATCGACTCTGGCAAATCGTTCATTAAGGCGATTCAAAGTATCGGTCGCGGTCTACGCCGTGCTGATGACAAGAACAAGGTCTATGTCAAGGACGTTTCATCATCCATGAAGTACTCCAAGAAGCATTGCAAAGAACGCATCAAATGGTACGATGAGGCTGGTTATCCGCGTTCCAAGCCAAAGAAAATCACGTACTAACTTTTCAAAAATAATAAGGAATAAACATGTCGGAAGCTATCGCACAACAAATCAAGGAAGCACTAGCTGCTAAAGACGCGAGCAAACTCGATCTAGCAATGCGTGCACAACATCACTACGTCAATCGTGGCACTTCAGTGGACACCACTGAAATGGAGTTTGGCTTGGTGAAGAGCCTTGATCCAAAGTTCTACGGATAAGCTTCTGACTGTTTAAGGCAAATATGACGACTCAACTAACCGCAAGAATGGAAGTCGTTCTAGAGGAAGTCTCACTCGATATTCGGGACTTCATCAGGAACATGTTTGGACAACCAAACGACAATCTCACCCGTGCCATGATCCAACATGAAATCAGCATGTACTTCGATCAGCACCCAGACATCGACAGCGGCTTCGTCCAATGCGATGATGCCAACAATCCGCCTGAGGCCGTCAGGGACGGAAAGCTCAACCTGGCAATGCACATCGTAGTCGATGGCGTTTTGTTCGTAGGCGTTGGCCAGGTTGATCCTCTGAACCAATCTGTGGTGGATGCCGAAGTCGCCTTCTACCTGCAGCATATCAGCCCACGTGCTACGATCATGAATGCAGTCGAAGCGAAGCCAGAAGTATCAACTCAAGCAATGCCAGATGCATTGGCTCGTACCCTAGGAATGTAAATGCTAATTTTCACAGATTACAATAAGCCGCTGATTATCGATTCGCTGGATACTCCTCTAGTGACTCGACATCACTGGGTGTTATCTGGGACGATGAAGGACTTCAAACTCTCGAATATCCCATATATCGAAGAGACTCGTGGTCCTTCAATCGAAGTCATGGTCGAAGGTTTCAAATTCGTGGTTCCGGCCTCGTGGAATATTCTTGTTGTCGACCAAGAGACCATGGTACTCGATACCGTTCCAATTTCGAATTGCTCGACTGGTAGCCACCGCGTCCTGCTATTCTCGTCGTACGATTCCAAAGTGCGTCATGCCGAAATCAACATCGTTGATTTGCATCCAAACTACTCTTGCTTCCATCCAATGGTCGCGAAAGGCACGATGCTCTGCCACCCAGTTGGTCCAGAAACTCGTCATGACACCGTTGAAAATATCCTTAACGTGATGATCGGTCCACACGATCTTTACTCGAAATACATCAAGGATATGAGCGCTGCAGAATTGATGTACTGATCGCCTCCTGTTCACTTCCGTCTATAAATAGAAGACGGAAGTGAATCAATCAGGAGAAGATTATGTACGACGATTTTGTCAAAGCTTTTAACCACGCCATGAAATATGAAGTTGGTCCGGCGTTTAATCCAAACGACGTCAATGTCCAAAACGGGGTCTACAAGACCAAAGCGAATAAGCTGGCATGCGGCTATGTAAATGACCCTCTCGATCGTGGCGGAGAAACAAAATTTGGTATTGCTCAAAAGGCAAACCCCGATATTTGCGTGGCTACTTTGACTCTAGCACAAGCCCAAAAAATCTATTTCGATCGCTATTGGCTCGTGGCCAAGTGTGATAAAATAGCTTCACCTCTGAGTTTGCTACACTTCGATACCGCAGTCAACATGGGTCCCGGAGCAGCAGCGAAACTTCTACAAACTGCACTCGGTGTTGTCGCAGATGGTGCGATTGGTCCTAAGACCTTGGCCGCTATCTCAACCAAGAACATCTCCGAACTGTGCACCAAATATCTCAACCTCAAGCAAGCACGATACGACGCGATCGTGAAGGCTGACCCATCTCAAGCACGCTTCGCCAAAGGCTGGAAAGCTCGTAACGACGACATGCGAAAGTTTCTGGGCGTAAAGTAAAAATTTAGAATGTGTAGTGCCCATGGCTTCGGGCACTCTGCAAAAAGACAACAAGAATAATATAGGAATATTGATGACTGATACAAGTAACATTGTAGAATACAATGGCATCAAGCTCGACCTAAGCAGAGACGATATGTTCTCCGTGCCTGGTAAAGAGCTAATGTCAAAGTACTACTCAAACGGAAAAGATGGCGTACAAAAGGCGATTGCGCAAGCCGCGATTACCTTCTCATACGGCGACCTACAGCTAGCACAAGACATTTACGATGCTGCATCACAGCATTGGTTCTTCTACTCCTCGCCAGTCCTATCGAACGCACCAGTCGGTACGTGGGACCCAAGCGTCGATTACAAGAGCAAAGAGTTCTGGGCACCAGAGAATGGCGCTGCTCGTCGTAAAGCTTGGCAAGGTAAGAAGCCGAAAGCAATGCCGATCGCATGCTTCCTGACCTTCCTACCTGATACCATCGAAGGCCAGATTTCAGCATCAGTCGAAATCTCGCGTCTATCAGTTGCTGGTGGCGGTACCTCACTCCACAACAACATTCGTGCAGTGTCGGACAAAGCTCCAGGTCCTATTCCTTATTTCAAGACCGTCGACGGCATCATGGGTTACTACCGCCAAGGTAAAACTCGCCGTGGTTCGTGCGGTATCTACATGGACATCTCCCACCCAGACGTGGTCGAGTTTGTCAACATGCGTAAGACGTCTGGTGGTGACCCAGCACGTAAGATCAACAACCGAGCCGGTGTTCACAATGCCGTGAACCTAACCGATGCTTTCGCTGATGCAGTGGATGCTGATGCTGATTGGGAACTGAAATGCCCGCACACTGGTGAAGTCAAGGAAACCCTGAAAGCACGTACGCTTTGGGAACAACTCCTAGAAGTTCGCGAACTAACCGGTGAGCCATACCTGTACTTCATCGACGTTGCTAACCGCATGTTGCCTGAATCGCAGAAGAAACTTGGCTTGGTCAATCGTGGTTCGAACCTCTGCTCCGAGATCACTCTAGCCACCGACGAAAACCGTTCAGCAGTTTGCGCTCTATCATCGGTCAACCTCGAGTACTACGAGCTCTGGAAGAACACCAACCTAGTTGCAAACCTCGTCCGCTTCATCGACAACGTCATCCAGTGGTACATCGACTGGGCAAGCGACGAAGTGTCACGTACCAAGTACTCCGCAATGCGTGAGCGTGCTATCGGTATCGGTGCAATGGGCTGGCACAACTTCCTGATGTCGAAAGATATTGCATTCGAATCAGGTGGCTTCAACTCTGCAGTACAATGGAACCACCGCATCTTCGCAGACATGCAAGCTAAGGGTATCGCCGAGTCCCTACGTCTAGGCACCGAACGTGGTGAAGCACCATACATGGTCGGTACCGGTCGTCGCAACTCGCACCTGTTTGCATTGGCTCCAAACTCGAACAGCTCGATCCTCTGCAACACTTCGTCTGCAATGGAACCGATCGCTTCGAATGCGTATCCACAGAAAACTCGTGCTGGTATCTTCTTGATGAAGAACCGCTACCTAGAGCGTAAGCTAGAAGCACTAGGTAAGAACACGGAAGAAGTGTGGAAGTCGATCACGAACACCAACGGTTCAGTTCAACACTTGGACTTCCTCGACGAAGAAACCAAGATCGTGTTCCGCACCGCATGGGAAATCGACCAGCACTGGATCGTTCAACACGCCGGTGATCGTCAGCAGTACATCTGCCAAGCACAATCCTGCAACCTGTTCTTCATGCCTGGTACCGACCGTGCCTACATCAATTCAGTCCACCTGAAAGCGATGCGTGAACGTAAGGTCAAGTCGCTGTACTACTTCCGTACTGGCGCTGCAACCAAAGCTGATACCGTGAAGGCCGTCGTTCGTAAGTCGTTGTCCGACTGGAAAGAGACGCCAACCGAAGACGGTGGAGTTGCTTGCGTATCCTGCGAAGGCTAATGCATAATGGGTCCGATCATGAGGTCGGACCCTTACGAAGATCACAATAGGAAATAATAAATGTCACTAGTAGAATACTCAAAAACTTACCTACCGAAATACGCCGAGTTCGTCGAAATCACCAAAATCCATGAAGAAGCTCACTGGCACGAAGGTGAAGCAAAGCTCCAGCAAGACGTGGAACAATGGAAGACCGGCATCATCACCGACGATGAGAAGTACTTCATCAACTCGATCCTCCGCTTCTTCACCCAGTCCGACGTTGCTGTCGCTCGTGAGTACCACGAAATCTTCATCCCAGCATTCAAGAACAACGAGACTCGTAACATGCTTACGTCGTTCGCTGGTCGTGAAGGCGTCCACCAACGCGCTTACGCTCTGCTATCCGACACCCTTGGCTTCGGCGAAGGCTTCTACGAAGAGTTCCTTGAATACGAGGAAATGAAAGAGAAGTATGACTACATGCTTCAAATGTCGAACAAGAGCTACCATGACCTAGGCCTATCGCTAGTCAAGCAATGCTTG